CGCCGAATGTACCAGTGTACTGTTTTGCCATGGTCTCTGACAGACCAAAGCTCTGCGCTGCACTTTTGGCAAATTCATCGACCTGTGCGGTCATCTTCGGAAAGGTAACATCTACAACGTTCTGAACTTCCGCAAGATTAGACCCCAGTTCCAGACACTGTTTTCCGAAATCAACCAGTTTTTTTACTCCAAAAGCCGCTGCAAGTGCCGCTCCTGCTTTTTTCGCCATGCCGGTTATCCCAGCCATCTGACTTTCGAACTGATTTTTATTTACAACCAGATCAAGACCGATCTGTCCAACGCTTGTTGCTGACATATATACCACCTGCCTCTGTCACGAGGACATCGGCACAGTGGCACTACTTGTCCTGGTTTATTTTTATCTCAAATTCTTTCTTGCAGTGCCTTGCCTGACACTTATAAAAGACACCCCGGCATTTTGCATCCGGAGCATACTGTACTTTCTGTTCGTGTCCACAGAAAGGGCATCTTACCTTTAACTTTTCAATTTTTAATCACCTCCAAGACCTGCCATGCGCATAAATGCCATCTTCATTGCCTGCATCTGTGCATCCACCTGCGCTTTCGATGTATGTGCTTTCACAAATTCTGCATGCCTCGACTGCCATGCATTTCGGACCCGGTGCTGTTCTGGTGTAAAATTCTCCAAAATTTCTTTCCGGTCCTCTGCACGAATAGAAACAATCCTTCCAAGAGCTGTATCTGGCCCGATTCCTACAAGAAGATCTCGGAACTCTTCCCATTTCATTCCGGCCGGCAGCTCCCTGGACAAACGAATCCCGTACTGTGACTGAAAAGAAGACACGACCAGGTCAAAGTCTTCTATCAGATCATAGTACGGGTCACTGCTCTCCCTGTTCTTCTTCTCCCAGTACAAGTTTCATCGCTTCCTGGACAATGGTCATCAAAGATCCGGCAGACAGTTTTCTTCCATTTCTTTTCAGATTACAGATGGCCTTTACGTCTTCCGGATCAAAAATAAGGTTCATCGCCTTACCAACTGCCTCAAGCTCACTGTTTTCTGCAAAAACTCCCATCAATCTCAGCATTGTTTCAGCATCTGCTTTTACCTCAACTTCAAGTGTTCCAATTTCCATAATCGGATTGGATTCAAATTCCAGCTTTTCTGTGATATTTACTACTTTTGCCATTTTTCTTCTCCTTTTCTGCCGGACTTATAATGCCGGTGTAACTGTTGGTTTTCCATTACTGATCACATCAAATTCCAGTGCACCTACATTTGTCGCATCGCCACCGGCATTGTTTTTCACATCAATGACTGCATTTGGCCATGAAATACTTGTTCCATCCGGCATTTCCCATTCAAAATAGGCTTCTGCATCATGACCGTTCTTAAATGTCTTTCCTGACGCGAAATCATTTCCGGTATCACCGATGTTCCTCTTTCCGCTGAGGGTAATCGTAACCGCTTTCGCAGTCATTAATGATCTCTGCCATCCTTCCGTATCCATAGGTGTCCATGTTTCCACCCCATTGGAGAAAGATGGAGAAAAAGTTTCCAGATCTGCAACTACTGTCGCACTTTCTTTCGATTCGCCGATCTTGAATTTATTATCAGATACTGGAAAAACATTGGTCTTTCCTGCAAATTTCTGAATATTCATCTTCATCATGCCTGTTTACCTTCTTTCTTTTCGTAAATAAAAACTCCCTCTATGACCATTTCGTAGATCCCGGCATCATCCGTGCCTACGTCCTGAACATCATAGAGGGGTTGAAAAAATTTAATTGTTTCATTGTTCACATTGACATCTCTTGCCACTTTCAGCTTCTCAAACAGCTCTGTAGCGGCTTTTTCGGTGTCCCTTGGGGATTTGTTCCAGTGCACAAGTAAAGTCACGTATTTCTCGCCATAGCCTTCCAGTGCCGGTCCTCCAAGTGCTGTATGGTATGTATGCTGATGCTTGCTATTGTAGACACCAACGGATTCGTCTTCCTTATCCGGAAGTTTTCCCATATAGACATGTTCTGAGATACGAAGTGAATCAACATAATCTCTTATATCTGCCAGTGTCATCATATTCTCGTCAGTCTCCTGTAAATTTCTTTGAATGTTTTGGCTGCAAAATCAGCTTTACTGCCGCCAGAAAGCCAATCCTCACACCATTCGCCCCGAGCATTTGGATTGGCTCTCTTGCTGAAATGATATTCCGGATGGAAATACAGGCGGCGGGCATAGGGCGTGCTGGAAACGATTGAAACCTTTCCATGACTGCTTTCTGATCTATCCAAAAAGGTGTTCTCATTCTGCAGATGTCCGGTATCCCTCGGAAACACCTGCGCCTGTACTACTTCTGTATGCAGTGCTTCTGCTGTCTGTTCCAGAGCAGTTATCTGTGCATCAGTCAGCTGTTTAATCTTAGGAAGATTCAGATTGATTACAGATTTCACACTGATCATACAAGCATCACCTCTGTAAAGTTCACCGTTCCATCTGGATTTCTTGCTTTCGTTCCCTGCTCGATTCTCCGCTTCACTCCGAAGATTACAGCAGTACCACCGGATATGACCGGAAGCTCCGGACAGATATCACCGGGAAATAGTGCGGTTCCAGTGATTTTTATCTCTTTCTTTTCGGCAGTAAAGATAGTTCTGGCTTTATCCTGATAGTTACATTTTCCGAAATATTCAATTGTTTCAAGTGGTTCGCCATACTTGTTCAGGCCTTCCCGCTCAAAACTACAAGTAATCTCCACCTTGCAGAGGCTCTTTTTCACAAGACATGGATATCTCATATTCTCACCTCGCCAATCTGCAGCATAAGCCCGTCTGGCACAGCATGGTATACACATCTCTCTTCATGGCAATGCCCTTGTCCATAAAAATGTTCCAACTGCTGCCAAACTGTGCTGATACACCATTGATGCTGTACGAAGACAGGATACTGTTGACCTCATCTGCATTCTCATATTCAAATTCTGCCTGCATGCACACAACTTCCCGGATGAGCTCCTGCTGGTATTTCGTAAGACGTGAAAATCCCCGGCCTACAATCCGGTTGTAGGTCAGGGAATCAATATGTCTGGATGCCTGCTTGAGTGCCTTTGCAAGTTCTTCCTCAGGAACGATACCGCCCTCATACTGATCCAGATAATACTCTGGTGTTACGTATGATTTATAAGACATTCGATCACTCCTTATCAGGCGCCAACCTCTGCTGTATCAACGTCTACATAAATGGAATCAATCTTTCCATCACGGCCGTTCGGGAACACAAATACATCAGAGAAAGATCTGTTCTGATACAGATATCCATCACCTTTTGTATGTGCACCAGGTGCAAAGTAGTAAATACTGGAAATCTTCGGTACAGTTTTACATGTCTGTCCACAAGCAACAAGTACGTTGATCTTATGCGCACCGGTTACTGCCTGAACACCGCTTCCAGCTGCTACTTTTTTCTGCGGTTCAAATCCGCCGTTTTCCGGCTCCCAATTGAACGCATCATAGAAACGTTCATCATCAATAACCTCCATGATCGGAACACCGTCAATGTCTGTCACTCTGGTTTCGATTCCCATACCGCCCTCAGCGATCTGAGTTATCTCAATCTTGCGTGTGAACTCTGTGGACTGCTCCAGGGCATCCATAATTTCACTGCAAACATACATGATCAGAGAGCCATTTGCTTTGTATCTTCTGAGTTTTCCTTTTGCAAGGATATCTTTCAGCATTCCAAAAACTTTTGCCTTTGTATATGCGGAAGTTGCTGTGGATCCATGATAACCTTCTGTTTTCTGAGCTTCCTGAGCAACCTTGGAGAAGAACAGGGCATCTGTTTCCGGAACAACCCATGTCTGTTCGAACACTCTGGAAATGTTCTGAATGGAAGCTGTAGCATTTGTCTCATCAACATCTGCTTTGTCTACCATAAATTCAACATCGCGGTCATGCTCCAGTGTGAATGGTACATCTTTCTGATCATAAGTTCCGGTATTCCATCCGCCTTTACGGTTATGATTTTTGTAACCGGATGTGCTCATCTGAGTGAAATGGAATGTTTTCGCATCCAGCCATCTTACATTGCTGGTCACAAACGGAGATGTCAGGGTTCCCTGCATCAGAATTTCAAGGAGTTCCGGGCTCCACTGTTCTGCATAATTTAATGCCATATCTTATACCTTCTTTCTTTTTCTGAGGTGTCCGAATCGGACACGTTTAATTCCAACGGTTCCAGCGTTTTGTCGGTACTGTTGGCTGATTTGTTGTTGTCTGCTGCGGATGCTGTGCCGGATTACCACCAGTCCCAATCTGTGTAAAGCCGGTCTTTCCATCAGCCTGTGGTTTCAGTGCCGGAACGTCTTCCAGTACTTTGTTAACTGCTGTTTTCAGTGATTCCTCGTTGATTTTTCCATCTTCTCCCATTACCTGACTTAAATCAGCCATTTTAAGGATATATGGAATTGTCTTTGCTTCGATTCCCAGAGAAACAGCCATCATTGTAGCTGCACTTTCTACCTGAGCTGCCTGAACAGCCTTCTGAGATGCTGCAAGCTGTGCCTGTGCCTCTGTGATCTGGTTCTGCATTCCGGCAACGTCTGGCTGATTTGCCGCTTGCTGCTGTTTAAATGATGCAATAGCCTGCTCCATCTGTTCTTTTGAAAGCCCCTGCTGCTTAAAGTAACCTCTCAAAACAGATTCTTCTGTTACAGTCTGTTTTCCCGCAATTAAGCTAGCCAGTTTTTCGTAATCAAACTGCGGTGTTTGTGTTCCTGCTGGTTGTGTACCGTCTCCGGATCCTGTACTCCCTGCCGGATTGCCATCACCTGTGCCGCCTTCTGCAAATGTCTGCAGGTTCATTGGTAATTTACATCTGAATCTTTTAAACATTTTTATATGCTCCTTTACAGTTTTTCATGTGCTGTCTGCACGAATACAGTTTTACGTGTGTCTCACAAAAACAGTTGATAACCCGGTGTCTCCGTGTAGTTTAATGCCTTCGGGCATAAAAATAAGACGCTTAACCCTGCGCCTCAATGGGAGATTCTGGATCTCCGCCTTTCAAATCGATGACCTCTGCTACTTTCATATGTACCAGATACTCTGCTCTTTTCTTTGGTACTGTCATAATCTCCCCGACAGTACGGAGCTTTAAATCATTCTCCATATCCTTAAATTCATGCTTCACCCTGATCTTCACCATTCTCACCTCCCCTCGTTGCGCCGGCGCAATTATTCACTATGTGTTGCTTTCAATCCGAACTCCGGAAGAAAATTGATTTCATAATGGTATTTATCTACCGAAGCTCCAGAAACATCTTCAACTACATACATAGTGTAATCATTCAGATACACATAATCCTTCTGATATTTGTTTTCTGCTGTCTCTATAATAACTTCAAGCTCGTTATCAGAATTGTTCTGCAATGCAAATGTTCCCGTCAGTTCCAGCAGAATGGTGTCCGTCCTTGCATTTAACACGGTCAGCTTTCTGGTTACATTGAAGTTATTAGCCTCTTTTGAAATGTTATAACTTACCTGACTCGCTTCTGAGCAACCGGTAGCTATAAGGCAAATTAGAAACATCATTGCAATTACTGTTGTAATCTTCTTCATCTTGTCATTCCTCCGCAAAAATCCAGTCTTCTGCAAGCATGTCTGCCTGGGATGCAAGCCATCCCATCTGTACACCGGAAGTTCCCACAAAAGCCACTGCTTTGTTGCCGATTGCATCATGTTCACAATTCACAACTTCGCCATTCGCTGTCTTGTAAGAAATGCCGGTCGCAAGCTGAATATACTGTTTCTTGCCATTCCAGCCTTTACGCGCAACTTTCATCCCTCTTTTTAGATATTTGATTGCTTCTCCGAAGGAAAATGTTGCTTCTCCTCTAAGCTGAGGGCAATTAGTTTTATCCGCAAGAGTCCATTCATCAGAAAGAATATTCTGTAAAGTATATTCAACATTCTGTGTCTCACGAATATCCAATTCCTGTCCATCTTTGGTGTGCATGATGATTGCTTCTTTCTCTGGATTCCAGCACCAGTACCCTCCCCATGATGGTAATTTGACTTTACTTCCACATTTCATTGCTTTTAATGCTTCTTCAAATTTCATGTTTCATGTCCTCTCTTTCATAAAAATGGATATAAAAATACCACCGGCCATTTCTGACTGGTGGTATTTACTCTTCCCATTCTTTTAAACTTTCACTTTCCTCTTTAAGACGTTTAAGTTCTTTTTCTCTGGACTCAGGTGTCATATCTTCATTCAATTCCAAACTCCTTTTTAAATTCAGACAACGTTTTAACCTGTGCTTTTTCTATGTCATAATTGTATGGTTCTGATGCATATTTGTCAACAGTCTTGTTGAAATATTCACTTCTAAAAGGTTTACTTCCGGGTTTGTACCAAAACACTCTTCCATCGTGAGTTGCTACCAGTCCAAAATCATAGCCTCGCGCACCAGCCGAAACAAAATCACTTCCTGTAGGAAGTAGATTAGTTGGATGATTATGTATTGCTATAATTCCTTCATCTTTTGCAAATCGCTTAATACTTTGGATTTCATCTTTATTCAATTCCACGCCAAGCTCATTAGCACCTGTTGTTTTCGAAAATAAACGTTTTCCGGTTTTGACGCTTATTATATATAAGTCTTCTCCGTCAGTTCCGTTTCTATGTGTCAACATTGCTTTACTGTATTTTCGTAATGCATCGTTTACGGAAGTATTGTTTGTGATTTGATTAAATTTCCGCCTATAAACCTCTGTATTAATATACGAAAGTGAAACTTTATTGTTTCCATTACGTAAATTTTCAATATTTGCGCTTTCTCCTATTGATAAATCAGCAGCAACAGTTTTCCATTCTTTTTGTTTCTGTTTGTACTTCTGCTGATTCTCCGGATCCAGCGAGAACTCCGCAAGTCTTCCAAATCTCTTTTCCTGACGCTCGGCATATTGCTGTCTGGCTTCCTGCTGCGCCTGATCTTCCAGCTCTGAAATTTCCTGCTTGTTGTATTTCGGATCTACAGTAGTGATACCCGGGAAATATGTAGTATGAGAGTCCTTACAGCGGGGATGATAAAGTCCTGCTGCTATTGCAGAAGACATAAGCGGATATTTGCCATCTTTACTGTTGCCGCCGCTCCACACATCATCTATCAAGATCTTACCCACGAAAGGCAAGCACTTCGGACATGGAGAACCTCGCTTGTTCATAATCACAAGATGCATTCCCCACTGCTTCCGCATTTCGCCTTCTCCCTGCAGGTAAGCTCTCTTGCTTGCTGTCCGGATTGCCATATCTGCATAGTCAGCAATCGTGTGTCTTGCTCCATTGGTATACTGGATGCAATTC